TTGGATATCATAGTTATGATAGAGTTCGTATAATGAAACTATCTCCTGGTGGGTATATAATGCCACATTCTGATGGAGAAGGTAGAATCTTTGGTCCACTAAACATCGCAATAAACAATCCCACTGGTTGTGATTTTTATTTTGAAAAATGGGGAAGAGTGCCTTTTAAACAAGGTACTGGATTTTTTCTAGACATTGGTAATGTCCATGCAGTATATAATAACAGTACGCAACCAAGATATCATTTTATTGTTCATGGAGATATTAATGAAAGGTTGATCTATGGAGCATTAAAACAACTGAAAATGAGAGAAAAAAAAGTTTGTTACGGTGTCTACAATCAAATAAAGAAGATTAATAACTTTTCGATGTATTTGAGATTTAAAGGAGCAACTTTGTTTTATCTCAATAGAGCTAGAAATAACGCAGAAATAATTTGTGGAGATGAAATACACGAAATATTAAAAGAGTCTCTGATTAAGGGATATGAATATTGCGTCATTCAGTCAGCGGGATGTACATTAAAAAGTTTTGATTATGATAGAGAGATAAAAGATTTTATAAACAAAAATCATTTTGGAATAGCTGGACATATCTTATCTTGGCCTGGAAATTGGTTGGAATTGCACCCTCAATTTTTTATAGTAAACGTTTTTGCATGGAAAGAAGTTGGATGTCCAGAATTTGGAGAATGGTTTCCATCAAAACAAATGTTGCCAGTAATTGAAAGGAGCGTTGAAAATTTTCATGATGACTATACTCCACTTTGGGTCAAGTATTCCGGTGAACAAAAACTCCAATCAAATTCTGGCCAGGGATGGAAACTTTTAACATCAATGTTTTTGGGTGATTGGCCTGTAATAACTTTGAGTGAAAAAATCAGACATAATAAGTTTTATTGTTACCCAGAACATGAAACTGAAAGATTTGAACATAGTATAAAAACATTGACTACATATGAAGGTCAAAATTGGAATCAAAATAAAATTTTAACAGATGTATTATCGATCAAAGATCAAATTTGGTTGTTTAATAGTGAAACAATGTCAATAAGTAATAAAGGGAAGTTCGATCTTGTTGCAAATACTGGAAGTGGGTTTAAACTACTTGACATTTTTAAGAACGAAAAATTAAATGCAGGTGGAAAAATACTGGTATATGATTTTAATGTAAAAAGTTTACAGTGGTATAAACATTTACATGAATGGCCTAGTGACAATATTGTTGAATGTATTCGAAAATTTTCTGGGAAAGATAACTTTGTTTGGTTGGGTAAAACTAGTCACGGATACGTTGAAGATGAATCTTTCACCAGTTCATTAACGGAGTTGATGAAACATTTTGGTGGAGTTGAAAATTTTTGCAAATATTGGCGTTTATTCAAAAAAACGCCAACTAAGTTTGTTGTTGCTGATTTATATAAAGATTCAGAAAAATTTGCTAATATTTTTGTTGGAAAAGGTAGAAAGTTTATCAATCTATCAAATATATTTTCAACAGATGCAACTACATTTTTATATGGTCATGTCGAAGTACAAACTTTACAACAAAGATGTCTGTCTTCTTTATATGTTGTAGATCCTGAAATAGAAATTTCAATTTATGATTTTTGGAATAGGCATTTGGTTGGCAAATTGAAAGATATTTTATGAGTGGCCACTTCAACAACCTGCACAAAGGGGCTTCCAACATCACTCCATTTATCGTATTATAGCTTCAGTTGAGAAACACACAACCTAATGCCTCGTTCCAAGATGACTGATGATCAAATCCTTGAGGGTCTCAAAGCTTCTTATGGGTCTGAAATTACTTCTGGAGATGTCAAAGCCTACTGTGCAATGAACAGTCTCTCCTATCCTACGGTCACTCGTCGTCTGGATTCCTATAAGGTTTCCCGTGGTCGTTGGAATCTGGAAGTAACGAAAGAAACTATTCAAGATTTGGAAGTATCCTATAATTCTCCTGCAGTTATTGCTGCAGTTCAACAAAATCTCATTCCTGAAAAAGATGATACCTTTGTCCAGTTTGGTAATTTTAAGGATATTAAAAAAATTATCTCCAGTCGTCTTTTTTACCCTACCTTTATCACTGGTCTTAGTGGTAACGGGAAAACTTTTGGTGTGGAACAGTCTTGTGCTCAGTTGGGTCGTGAACTGATCCGTGTAAACATTACTATTGAAACTGATGAAGATGATCTCATTGGTGGATTCCGTCTCGTTAACGGTGAAACCGCTTGGCACAATGGTCCGGTCGTCGAAGCCCTGGAGCGCGGTGCGATTCTACTGCTTGACGAGATTGACCTGGCTTCCAACAAGATTCTTTGCCTTCAATCGATCCTCGAAGGAAAGGGTGTCTTTCTGAAGAAGATTGGTCGTTTCGTCAAACCTGCTCCTGGTTTCAACGTGATTGCTACTGCAAACACCAAGGGTAAGGGTTCTGACGATGGACGTTTCATCGGGACTAATGTTCTGAACGAAGCATTCCTTGAACGCTTCCCTGTGACTTTTGAACAGGAATATCCTTCTGTTGCAAATGAAGTCAAGATTCTTGACAAGGTTGCACAGACTCTTGGTGTCACTGATGGTGAGTTCTGTAAGCGTCTTGCTGACTGGGCTGACATCATCCGTAAGACCTTCTATGATGGTGGTATTGAGGAAGTGATTTCTACCCGTCGTTTGGTTCACATCATTCGTGCTTACAGTATCTTTGGTGACAAAGCCAAAGCGATTCAAGTCTGTGTGAATCGTTTTGATGACGAAACCAAACAGTCTTTCCTAGAACTGTATGACAAAGTGGATGCAGACTTCCAGCTTCCTTCTGAACAAGTTGACGGAGTGACTGTATTCTGATAAAATTTGGGAAGGTAAAAACTGCCTTCCCATTGTTATGCAAAATGACACTATTGAACTAAAAGATGGCCTGACCCCTTGGGGTCATAGTGACTACGAATTCTTAATTCAGAACAACATGAGTGAAAACATTATTATTCCCAATTCTCCAGCAAACCCCTGGAAGTACAATGAAGAAGACATTGTAAGAGAACTTCTTGAGTATATCCGTGGTACTTATAATCAACATTACTCTGCTGGTGATGATCAAATTCAAACACTTGACTTAATCGAAGCTTGTGGTGATGGTGAGGCATTCTGTCGCAGTAATATTCTCAAATATGCTTCACGATATGATAAGAAAGGTACTGCCCGTCGTGATATTATGAAGATCATGCACTATGCAGTTCTCCTTATGAACTTTAACGACAAAAACGCCCAACGAGAAACCTACCCCCACCGATGAAACTCCAAGAAAAAAACATGCAACTCTCTCAAAAGACTCTTTCTCTTCTTAAGAACTTCTCTGGCATCAACCAGTCTATTCTCTTCAAGGAAGGTAACAAACTCCGCACCATCAGTGTGATGAAGAACATCCTTGCAGAAGTGCAGGTTGATGAGGAGTTTGAACGTGATTTTGGTATCTACGATCTGAATCAGTTCCTGAACGCAATGTCCTTGTATCAGGATCCTCAATTGGATTTCAAGAACGATAGTTATGTGACTATCCGCGAAGGTAAGTCTCGCTCTAAGTACTTCTTTGCAGATCCTGCAGTGATCGTGACTCCTCCCGATAAGTCTATCACTCTTCCCTCTGAGGATGTTTGTTTTGAACTGAATACTCAACAGTTGGATAAACTTCTCAAGGCTGCTGCAGTTTATGGTGTTCCTGACCTTTCTGTGGTTGGTGAAGCTGGTGTGGTGAAACTGGTTGTCCGCGACAAGAAGAATGAAACTTCTAACGAGTATTCTCTGGTTGTCGGTGAGACCACTGGAACTTTCACCCTTAACTTCAAGGTGGAGAATATCAAGATCCTCCCTGGTTCTTATGAAGTGGTGATCTCTCGTAAACTTTTGTCTCGTTTCCAATCCGAAGACAAGAATCTGACCTATTATATTGCTCTGGAGCCTGATTCTACTTACGAAGAGTAATTTTATGAATGCAAACCAATTGCGAGTTTTGGGAAGTCTTTGCTTAATTGTGGGGTACTTCCTTATTTTATATGTTTCTGTTTATTGGGGATGTTGGATTCGTTTAATTGGTAATCTTGCAATGCTTCCATTTGCAATCAAGATTCGAACTTGGGACATTGTTGGACTTGAAACATTCTTCTCTGCAATAGATGCATCTAAAATTATTCAACTTTCATTATGAGAAACTGGAAAGAAACGTTTGAAAATCTGACCGAAGAAGATAAGGAAAAACTTTCCGTTCTTCGAGTTATGGAATGCACTAATGGTGTTATTCAATATGCTTTTAGGGATAATGCAAGTTATGCTCTTTCAGTTGATGATACTCGAAGAGCAATGCAATTTAGTATGGGTTGCATTAAAAGAATGGAAATTCCACTGGGAGAAGAAATTATCACTTTCGATGATCATCTAAAAGAAATTTTTGGTGAGATTCGTGATCTTTATGTGAGTGGTGCAAAAAATGGTGTTGAAGAAGATTTTCAAGAATTTATGAGAATCTCGATCATTATGTATAACGTTCTTGGAAAAGAAAGAATTGTTAATGCACAAAAACTTTTGTCTCAACACATTGAAGAGATCGCTCCAGATAAGTTACAATGGGGTGTAGACTACATTCTTCAGTTTATTAGATGAACATCTTTGTCACTGATCCGTTCCCTGCTGAAAGTGCAATCTGTCTTCCTGACAAACACATTGTCAAGATGCCGCTTGAGTGTTGCCAAATGCTCAGCATTGTTGCTTCTCCTTGGTATCACAATTACGGCATTCTTCCCAAACAAGACGGCACTGCCTACAAGACAGAGAGGGGAGCATTCCGCAACCATCCATGTACGAAGTGGGCGGCTGAGACGGTGGATAATGCCTATTGGCTCATCAAGTGGGGATTGAACTTGTGTTCTGAATACTCTCTGCGGTATAATAAAACTCACTCCTGTGAGGGGACATTGACTCATGCATACTACCTTTTTCCCAAAGGTAAGATCACCAATGTAACTCCCTTCGCTCGTGCAATGTATGATGAGTTTAAGTATGATGATTCTATCGATACTTTTACTGCATACAAGAGGTACATTGCCTCAAAACCTTGGGTAAAAGATAATTACCTTCGAATGCCAAACCGAAAACCTGACTGGGTTTAATTTATTATGAACAACACTGATTTTCTTTGGGTTGAAAAGTATCGACCCAAGACTATTGAAGAATGCGTTCTTCCAGACTCCGCAAAACAAATGTTTCGGGAGTTTCTAAATAAAAAAGAAATTCCAAACCTTCTTCTTTCTGGTCCTCCTGGTATTGGTAAGACCACAGTTGCTAAGGCTCTTTGTAATCAACTTGGAGTAGATTATTATGTCATCAATGGATCCGATGAGGGTCGATTCCTGGACACGGTACGGAATCAAGCCAAAAACTTTGCTTCGACCGTCTCACTATCTGCAACTGACGCGAAGCACAAAGTCATCATTATTGACGAGGCTGATAACACGACCCACGACGTACAACTCCTCTTACGGGCGAATATTGAGGCGTTTTATAACAACTGTCGATTCATCTTCACTTGTAACTACAAAAATAAAATCATCGAACCACTTCACAGTCGATGTGCCGTTGTTGACTTCTCTATTAACGGAAAACAAAAACCAGCAATCGCTGCAAAGTTCTTCGGTCGTCTCCAAGAAATCTTGGGTACAGAAGGTATTGAATTTGATAACAAGGTCCTGGTAGAACTTATTAATAAACACTTCCCAGATTGGCGTCGTGTTCTGAATGAGTGTCAACGATACTCTGCAGGCGGTAAGATTGATTCTGCAATTCTAGCTGAATTTTCTGATGTTAATGTCAATGCATTGGTTAAAAACCTTAAGGAAAAGAACTTCCCTGAAGTACGCAAGTGGGTCGTTAATAATTTGGATAATGATTCTGGTGTACTTTTGCGTCGCGTTTATGACGCTTGTTACGAATCCCTTGTCGCTAGTTCTATTCCTGCCGCTGTTCTTATTATTGCTAAGTATCAGTATCAGATTGCCTTCGTTGCCGATCAAGAAATTAATCTTTTGGCGGCGTTAACCGAAATTATGGTGGAGTGTGATTTTAAATGAATAAGACCGAATACTTTGCTCTGGATCTTGAGAAGTTCAAGGAAAATCCAGAAGAAAACATTCTTAAAATTCTCGAAGCATTGCAACTATCTTTTTCTGAAAATGCAGTCAACTTCGGTAAACTCCAACCTATGTTGGACATGTCAACCCCTTTAACTTTTGATTAATAATGATTGAAGTAAAACTATTTCGTATTGCAACGGGCGAAGAAGTCATTGCAGAACTTATTTCTGAAGATGATAACTTCGTTACTCTGAAGAATGGACTGGTAGTTCTTCCAAGTCCTGATGGTAGGGTTGGATTTGCTCCATGGGCTTCAGTGATTGATAGGTCAATTCCAGAGTTGTGTATCGCTAAAACTCATATCATCTATGTTGCAGAAGTTGATCCTGCAGTTAAAACCAAATACAATGAAGTTTATGGTGGAAGTACAATTGTTACTCCAGAAGCAAAGAAACTGATTCTTTAAAATGACGGACATCATTACCAAAACTGATATTAGAAACTTTGGATCCTACTCCGATAGGGGGGATTCCTTTGACGATGGGAAAGAAATATCTATTATTTCTGAGTT